AACACGGCGCAGCGTGCCGTCGTTTTCGGCCGGGCGGCGGCACGTGGGGTGGCAGCCGCTACTAGTACCGCGCGGTGTTGGGGCTCTCGCTCCGCAATCACAGCAAATCGCGCAAATTGCTGCGACTGGTGCCTCGACTGCGGCCGGTATGCTGGTGGCGCTCGGTACAATCGGCGGGCCGGTCGGCGCGGCGATCGGTGGCCTAATCTCGATCGGGCTGCTGGTGGCGAATCAATTCGGCGGCTGCGGTCAAACTTGTGTGGAGGCGACCAAAATCGCCGATCAAGTCGGCGCGCTGCTCGATCAGATGTTGCAAACCTACCTCGCGGCGCCAGTGCATTATTATTCGATGCAGCAAGCGTATCTAACGCAATGGGATGCCGCATGGGCCGCGCTCGAAAAGGCCTGCTCAAATCCGCAGCTCGGCGATGCCGGCGCGCGCTGTATTACCGATCGCCAGCGCGGGTCTTGCAAATGGCACACGTCGCCCGGCGGTTGGCAACAGGCTAACGGCGTGTGGCAGTATATCGCGCCTGGTCCGGATGGTTCGGGCTCTACTTGCTGGAATTGGTTCGTCGGTTCTCGCGATCCGGTTGCGAACGATCCAACCGTTGTACCGGATCCGGCGAGCTCGGCCAGCTCGCCATTATCAGCCATCAGCTCCGCGGTTTCCGGTGTTAGCCCGGTTATTTTGATCGGCGGCGCTCTGCTAGTCGGCGCTTGGCTTTTCATCGGAGATAACTAGCATGGCCTACGTGAATATCACCAGGCCGAGCGGAGGATTGAATGGGCGAGGCCTGGGCGCCATACCGCGGCCCGTTCAACGCCTGCGTGTTAAAAACATGCTGCCGCGCGGCCGCGGTATGGGTTATGCGATCAGCGCAGCGGCGCCTTACTTCACGCCGGATCCGCCAACTTTCGTCACGGTCACGCCGACGACCGGCGCGCTGCCTTTTCAAGTTGTCTCGACTGAAAGCTATCTGCAGCAAAATTTAGTCGGCCAAATGCAGAACAGCGCGCAGTACAACGGATGGACACTCGCGCAATGGATCGCGGCAATCACGGCCGACGCGCAGCAGCGATGCAGTTTTTATCCTGGGAGCTGCGGCAGCTCAACACCCGAGCAGCTCGGCCAAAAATACGGCACGCTCGCCTACCAGATAATGCAGCTCAAGGCTTCGCAGCAGCCGGCCAGCTCGCCGGCGCCGGTGCCTGTCACACCGTCAGGAAGTTTCGGACCTAACCCGACGCCTGGCGCGATCCCGCCGCAGGTTTCGAGCGGACCGGCAATCGGCGTATCCGTACCGACCTCGCCGGCTAGTCCGGCCGGCTCACCCGGCCAGGCGTCGATTCCGCTTGTGCCGTTTACGACGCCGGCGCAAACATCGGCGCCTACCGGTGTTGATTTCAGCTTTCTCACAAACCCGATTTCGCTTTTCGGTTACGGCGTGCCGCTTTGGATGCTACTTGCGGCTGGCGGCGCGGGTATCTATGCGCTCGCGAGCTCGGGCGGCGGAGGCCGGCACCGATGAACAGCGCAATTAAAATCGGCTTGCTTGCCGGGGGCGCATGGCTGCTCTATGAATGGTGGCAGCAGCAGCAGCTTACCGCAGTACCCGGCTCGATTCCTAACGCGGCGTTGCCGGCGCCGACGCCTGGCCCGCTCGGTACGACGGTGAGCAGCTCGCCGGCACCGGCCGCGCAGGCGACGAACACAGCCGCAAATTCCGCGAGTCTGGCCGCGATCCGTTCGCAGTTGCAGGCACTCGCGATGGCGTACCTGGCGGCAAATCCATCGGCGACCGGGCTCGATGTTGACCAGTGGAACTATTATTACGCGCAAATCCGGGGCATATCCTTTCCCGGTGCTGCCGGCACTTTAATCCTCAACTCGCTCGGGATTCCACTGACCGCGCCTGGCCGTTCGCAACCGGTTTCAATCGACCAGTGGATAAGCGCGGCTGCGGCCGCCGGGCTTAGTGGTTATCGGCGCGGCCTTGATGCTGCAGCACCATTCCTGCAGCTCCGCAATCGCGCGAAAGTGATCCGGCTACCACTGACGACACCGGCAATCGCGGCCATTCGCCGCGGCGTGGCGGCGCGATCGCGAGCCGGGCAAAACTATCTGCCGAGCAATACGCCGATGGTAGGGGGTGCCGCGTAATGGCATTCGTGCGCCGGCGAGGGCGGGGCATGGGCGACACAGCAGCTTGTCCCTCGCTCGCTCAACTCATGGGCGTAGTCGATGCAACGGACCCGTGCCAGCAACAATCGCAGATCCCAACTGAAACGACGTATCCGGTTCTCACGACCGCGCCGGCAAGCGGCGGGGTAACGCCAACGGGCGCGCCGGCGAGTGCCTCTGCTGGCCTGATGAGCTGGTTACAGACCAATCCGGCCGCAATGCTCGGCCTCGGCGCGGCGCTCTTAGTTGTCGTCGGCGGTGCGCTTCTGGGAGGGCGCCGGCGATGAGTGATTTTAAACGGGCGCCACTTTCCAATCTCGCCGCACGCCTGGCGCGAGCAAGTGTCGCGCAGTTTGCCGAGCACGTACGGGCTAATCCTGGCGTGATGGCCGCTTACGATGAACACGCCGCGCCGATCGTCGAGGAAGCAATAAACCGAGTGCTACCGGGCGAGCCGTTGAGTTTGGTCGAAATCGCCGATCGCATCGGGATCCTGCCAAAACGAAGGGGGCGCCGTGCCCTACGTTAGCGCAGCAGTGCCGATGGGCCGGCCAATGATCGCGCCGGCGCGACCTGGCCCGCGCTTGGTGCGCAACCGCGGGCGCCGCGGCGTCGGCGACTACTTCAGCGAGAATTGTCTCGGGCCGGCATCGCTCGCGACCGTCTTAAACCCGTTCTGTTACCTGTACCCTGGCCGCAACCTTTCAGCGTCGGCGAGCAATATCATTTCGCCATATAATCCGCCGCCGCTGCCGACACCGATCGCGCAGCCGACGGCATACACGCCAACCGGGGCGGTTGATGTTGCCGGCAATCCGGTTTACGACATCAGCTTTCAAACGCCGCAAGAAAACCAGGCGGCGAACGCTGCGCAGGCGCAGCAGTTTTTCACTAACCTCGCCGATCAAAACGCGGCCGGCAATCCGAGCAGCACGGCGATTTGGCTCATTGCCGGCGCCGTGTTGCTCGGCGGGCTCTGGCTTTTAGGGGGGCGGCAATAATGGCGTACACGATGCGGCGCGGCATGGGCGATTACGATCAGGTGAAAAACTGGAGCTGGTTATATTATCCGCCTCCGTACGGTTTTGTAAATCCCGATCGGCCGCGGCCAAAGTCACCTGCGCAGTTCTACGCACCGGCGGCAACGATGGGGCTCGGGTGCGGCTGCGGCGGTACCTGTGGCGGTTGTAGCGCGCCTGGCGCGCCAGGCCTGGGAATGTTCGAGTCCGGGCTCGATATTTCGGGCTGGGGCCTTGGCGAGTGGCTTACGGTCGGCGCCGGCATCGCGATCGCCGCGGCCGCCTTCGGTAAGGGCAAGCGGACGGTGCGATCGCGTAAAGCGATGCGGCGCATTAGAGGTTTTTGAGAAATACAATGACGAGGCGGGCAACATCACAGAGGAAGGCGCGGGGCGGTACCGGATCCAACCGGCCGCACCTGCGCCGGAATCTGTGGCCGTTCTCGGCTTTTAAAACGAGTACGACTTATCACGTCAAGCGCAAGCGCGGTCCGACGACTGCGGGCGCGGGCAGTTTCAAGGGGCACAGGATCGAGCGGCTGCCCGATGGCGGTTTTACTGTGCCGTCGCTCGATCGTGAAAGCGTTTTTGACGATAAGCGCCAGGCGAAGCGATTCATCACAGCGCAGACTAAGTACAACAATGCGGCTCGCAAGAATAGCCAGCCAGTGATGACATATCAACTCGCGCACGCCGCGGCGACCGATGCCGCCAATAAGGCGATGCGAAAAGCCGGCCGTACGTCCTGGAATAAGGCCGATTACAATGTAGCGGTCCGCACATTCAAAAAACTTTTCAAGGCCAATCCTGGTAAGCATGCTTTCGCCCGGTGTGTTGCGAAAGTTTCCCAACGGCCCGAGGTAGTGAGCCCTGCCGGCGTGTGCGCGGCAGCCGGCCGGAAAAAGTACGGTGCTAAAAAATTCGCAGCGATGGCTCGCGCCGGCAAGCGAGCGGCGGCCCGCAACCCTGGCCTGCGCATCGTCGCACTGAATGAATCCCGCTACAATCGCGACATCCGGCACCTGCTCCGCGATCCTAGCCAAACTTACGCGGAATACAGCCGGAATTATCCCGGCCGCATGTGGATGCTGTATCGCGGGTCGGAGTTCATCAGAACATCGGCATCAAAAGCTGAGCTCAAGGGCTACGGGCGGGAAAACTCCGGAAAGCAGAAAAACTGCGGCGCATTGCGTCAACCTAAGCACAGCAATCCGGTCGAGGCCGCGAAAGAAGTTTACGAAAAATTCCATGGCCGGCCGGCTGCGAAAATCCTTAAGATCACCGAGCGGGTGCATGTACACACGGCTTTATCGGGCATCGGTGATTTGAAGCGGCTCACTGTGCGTCACATAGGCGGCCGCAAAAAAACCGACCTCGATTTCGGGCCTGGGGCCGTGCTGGCACAAAATGAAAAACGGAATCAGCTTTTTATTCGGGGCGGCGACCAAAGCGTACCGCTCGCGGTTTTTGGAATTAAGCCGCCATACCATGAAAGCGAAATCCTCGGTGAGGTTCTCTCGGTTGACTACTTCACGCGCAAGGATCATCTGGCGCCCAAGGATGGAGGCACGGCGACATATCGCCATAAATTCGGCCGCAAAAAACCAACGCTGATCTATAGCGTGCCCGATAAGAAACTCAGCTTTGCCGGCGGCGGTTACACCATTCCGGATGAGGGGATCGACCTCTAGCCATGCGATTCGTTTTTATTTCCGAGCGCACTTTCGAGCCGTGGGATTGGACGAATCCCGAGCTCGCCGGCATCGGCGGTTCGGAAACGTCACACATTGAAATGGCCCAACGCCTCGCGCGCCGCGGTCATGATGTCATGTCATACGCGCCGCTCGCGCTCGACGAACGCATGGGCATGGCTCGCGTTGCCGGCTACCAAATCCCCGCGGATAGCTTCACGGACCCTGCAGGCGTGGAGTGGTATCCGATCGAGCGGTTTCTCGAAGTCGTCGGCCGCGCCCATGTTCCCGGCTTAGTGTATGTAATCTATCGCGCGCCGCACCTAGTCGATCTACTGCCGGCCGGCTCGATCGCCTGGCTAATCTGCCAGGATACCGATTACACGCGGGCCGACAACCTGCTCGACCTCGATCGCGCGAGCCGGTTTACGCGCATCGTCACACTCTGCCAGGCGCAAGCGAAGGCCATGCGGCGCCGGCTCGATTCCCTGCCTGGCTCGAAAGGGCGCCGCGATAACATCGTAGTTTCCTCGAACGGCATCAAGCGCGAAACCATCGACGCGCTCGAAAATCTTTCAAGGGAAACGCCGTATGCACCTGAGCGGAATGAATGCCGGCTCATTTATGCGAGCTCGCCGGATCGCGGCCTAGAAAATCTCTTGCCCATTTTTGAACGCGTGCGCGAAATCGTGCCCAAGGCCGAACTGCATGTTTGTTATGGCTTCAACAACATAGAGAAAGTCATCCAGCGCATCGACGATCGCGGCTTTAAAAACAATCCGGTCGCGCAAAACCGCGCGCACCTTCTCGCTGAAATGGAGCGGCTCGGCGTGCATCACTATGGCCGCCTGGGCCAAACCGAATTGCTCGCGCACTGGCTACGATCCGCCGTTTGGTGCCATCCCTCGAACTTCACTGAAACAAGCTGTATCACTTGCATGGACGCGCAGGCCTGCGGCGCCGTGCCGGTTACTAATCCAGTGTGGGCTATCGGCGAAAACGTCGAACACGGCGTTTTTATTGAAGGCGACGTACGCACCGAAGCAATCCGCGCCCGCTATGTTTATGCGGTCGCCGAGCTGCTGTTAAACCCGCAAATGCAGCAGGAACACCGGGCCGAAATGATGCCCTGGGCTCGCGATCGTTTCAACTGGGAAAGATTCGTCGATCAGTGGGCTATGTGGGCCGCGGGTGACACAGAAAATTTAGCCTGGCCGGTGACCGAGCAGGAAATGGCCGATTATCCGGGGGTGACACTTTGACGCCGGTTAAGATGGCTTCGCAAGTCTATCGCGATCAGTTCGGCTTTCAGCGCGAGCACTCCAAGGGGCGAGTGTTAAACGTGGGCTCGAATACCGACGGCGCCAAACTCGCAGCCGATTTCGGCGCTATCAACGTCGATATGCGCATCGTCGATCACGTTTCTGGTTTTGTTTTGCCGGTGGCGGTCTTGGCCGATGCGCGCGCCCTACCGTTTGCTGGTGCCTTCGATACGGTGGTACTAGGTGAAATTCTCGAACACATGGAGCCTGCCGATGCCGTTCGCTCGTTACGCGAGGCAGTCGCGGCGATCCACGACAGCGGCCAGGTGGTTATCACCATGCCGCACGACGGTCGGCGCGAAACAGGAGAGATCGAAACGCCGCAGGGCGAAAAACAGTTTTATGCGCCAGGCATCTACGCGTATCACTACCGATCCATCAGCCGGCTAGAGCTGCTCGCGTGGATCCGCGAGGCAGGCTTGCGCGCCGAAGTGATCGCGCGAATTATTTACGTATGGGGTGAGCAGGGATCCGGAATCGTAGCGCGAAAGTGGTGCGAGGCATGATCCGGCACAAACTCATCGGCACAGTTGCATACATGGGCGGCACGATGGCCGTGCCGGAAGCCTTCGCCTGGTCCTGGGGGCAGCTCATGCGGCACACTGAGGCCGTAATTTGCGGGCCTCATGAGCATATCCACCCTACGCGCTCGACGGTGAGCCTGCACGATTGGGGCCGCAACCAAATCGTCAGCGACCTGCGCGGCGAGTGGCTTTTTATGCTCGACAACGATTTAGCTTTTGAGCCCGACCTATGCGCTCGCATGTTGGCGATCGCGAACCGCTATGAGCTCGACGTGGTGACCGGAATTTATTCGTACAAGTCGCCGCCTCACTATCCGGTGTTGTATCTCTACAACCATGAAAGCGGGCAAAACGAAATCGTCGCCGAATGGGAGCGGAGCTGCGAAGTCTTTCGCGTGGATTCTGCCGGTGCCGGCTGCCTGTTCGTTCGCCGCAGTGTGTTCGAGCGGATCGCACGCGAGCTCAAGGTTAACCCGTTCGATCGGATCGGGCGCAAGGGTGAAGATCATTCGTTTTTCGAGCGGCTGCGCGAGCTCGGAATCCCGGCCTGGTGCGCATGGAATATCGAAGTACAGCACCTAGCCGTTTTGGGACTTCAAACCTCGGTGCATTTCAAGCCGACGCGCGAGCCCGATCATTACTACGACGGGCAAGGTTTTGAAAGAGAAGGGGCTGGCGTAAAGGCGCCGCCACAATTGGGAGAAAAGGAGCAACTAGCACTATGAGCGTTACATTAACATACCGGGCGCCTTACAGCTCGGCGCCGACACTGGTACAGCAGCACTACAAGCCCAAAAACCTTGTGATCGCGACCGTGCTCGCCGGCGCAGCATCCGACGCGCAGGTTATCATCACGCACGATTTCGGTCTGACCTCGCAGGATTTGGCGATGGGTTATCCGCTCGTGACGATCACGCCGGAAGATGGGAACTCGATCACTTCGCCATGGTTTGAGGCCTCGCAGGCCCATGACTACACCGTGCTCGGCAAGAGTACCGTTGACGTTGGCGGTCAAGTCAAGGTCGGCATTTCGCGGCCGCCGACTTCGATCCGTTAAGCTCGGCGCCATGAAATCCACCGTGATAGCGGAAATGCTCGGGATCCTCGGCCGTGCCGAGGCTTCCCGAGCACGGAATGAGCTGCCGGCATTCGCGCAACTGCGGAGCACGCTCGCGGCCGCCTTTGCATTGGGTTTATACACAGACGCGGATCTTGATGTTTCTGTTTTCATTGACGCGCTAGAGCGAGCGCAGTCGGCGGCCGAGGTTATGATGCCGGCCGCCGCCATCCGCCAGAAGCTAGAGCCGCTCACGGAAGACGAGGCAACGGGTGCGACCGGTATCGAGCTGCAGACCTATCCGCCGGCGGTCGAAATCCTCCCGATGGCTCTGGCTGAAGCGCAACAGAGTGAGGCGCCGCCGGCGCCGGCCGCTTTGCCTGCGCACGTTATTAGCGTTCTCATCGGTATTCTTGACGCGATCGATGAGGCGCAAACATTGGACGACGTAGCGAGGGGCGTCGCCGTGGCACGTCAGTTTTTACACGATGCCGCGGGCACCAGTGGAATCCGTAAACCCGAGGCGCCGGCGGCCGATCAAACCGCGCCGGCGGAAACCGACCAGGCCGAAGGCGCATCGGCGCCCGAAGTCGAGGCCGAAAACGCAGGGGGTAATTAGTGGCAGTTGCGACACGTACGACCATCATCCCTAACCGCGGGCGACGCCGGCCCGCGGTTAGGCCGATCTCGCCGCACAGGAAACGTGCGGGGGCAAAGCGGGCGAAAAATCCATCCGATGTGATCGGATGGACTATGAACAAGGGCCGAAAGTCGGCACAGAAAGGGCGAGGTTTTACAATGGCACAGAAATCGAAAAAGAAAAAGAAATCCGCGGCCGGCGCGCGGCCTGTCATCATCATGCGGGCGAACACCGGCAAGAAGCAAAACCGGAAAAACGCCGGCCACCACAAGCATCATCACGCGATGAAGCACAACAGAGGCCGGCATCATCATGTTCGCCATAATATCGGCGGCGGACGGATGCGCGGAGTGAGCGACCTGGTGATTAACGGTGTTTTCGTGATCGCCGGCGCGTTGGGCTCGAAACTCATCGCGCAAATGGTGCTCGGTGCCAACAACACAGGCATTATGGGGTACGGCGTGAGTCTCCTCGCCGGCACTGCGCTTTGGTTTGCAACCGACAAGCTCTTGAAGAATCCCGCGGCCTCGGCCGGCGTGATCTCGGGAACGATCGTGCAAATCATCATCCGTCTGCTCAACGACTACACGCCTTTCGGCACGTACGTTGCGAGCCTTGGCATGGGTGACTACCAGGCGCAGGCGTTCCTTACGCCTCAAATCCTGGTCGATCCGTACAAAAACTCCACTATCAAATTTCCCGCGGCTCTCATGCCGCCGGCGCCTAGCGCGCCGCCGCCGTCGAAAACCATGCCGGCGTCGGTGGGCGTGAGCGGGTTTGATCCGCTCTATGGTGGCCGCAGCATTTACTAAGGGGCTCGCGACTGGCGCGGGCGGCAGTAAAAATTTAAAGAACAAGGGAGCACTTGCGATGCACGCGAAACAATTCGATTTCCGTAAACGGCCAACCCTCGAACAGTTGGCCGCGTGGCTTGAAACGCACACGATTGGAGGCGGGGCCTATGGCCCCAATCCCAATCAGAACCCCAGCGGCCAGATTCTCGACGCGACCGAGGCGCAGGGCCGCAACACGAACTCGATCATGGAGGGCTGGGTCGATCGTGGTCCCTGGCAGTACTGGGATACGATTCCATTTATCGCCGGCGCGCAGGTAGCACAAAGCTACTCGCCGTTTTCGGTGCCGATCGGCCAACAGGATCCGATCACGAACACCACGAAAACCAAACTGCAGACCAACCTGCAGCGTGGCAACCAATTCCCGCCGCCGAAATGCCTGCTGCTCATGGCAATCGGCTTTTACTTCGATCCGACCTGGGCGCTTTCCGATATCCAGGCAGTTTTGAACGCATGCTATATGCAGTTCAAAATCGACGACAAGATTTTCCACGAGGGTTTTCTGTGGGACTTCCCGCCGGGCGGTGCGATCACCGGCTTTACGCAAAACTCGGGCGATTCGACTTTCACGCTCGGACTGCCGGCGCCGCAGTACCAACGCCGGTATGGTGATTGGGCGAAGTACATCGCGCCGATTCAGCAATTCTCGATGGACCTGATTTTCGGCGGTGGCGGCGTCGCCATCCCGACGGTAGGCGTCGCCGAGGGGCCGAATAACTACCTCATCGTGCAGCTCGACGGCCTGACCGATCGGTCGGTACAGTAGCTCCGGGTCTGCGCCTGGTGTTTACTCTCCTTGCCAGGCGCGCGCTAACCCGAGGGCAGGCGCGGCGGCCGTTTACGTTCAGGCAGCGGTCGCCGTGGCTGTTCTCTTTTTGAGTTTCTGGAGGCCTTTATGTACTTGCTGAGCTCGGATTCCTGCTCTCATCCGAACAGTGCGACGCCGATCCCACAAACGGCGATCGACGCGCAAAATGTGCGGATCGCGCGCGTCGGGCATCATTTCAATCGCGGCAATGCGGCGATAGATGCGATCATGGCGGCGCTCACGCCGCCGGTTGCTAGTCCGTCCTGTGGCGACCTGCAAAATAGCGATGGTTTAATCGCCGGCTCTCCGTTCCCAAATCCTGGCGGCGGCCCGGCGCCAACAGTCGAAATCATGAGCGCGTCACAGCTCGCCGCCTGGTACAAGTCATGGAGCGCGAGCTCGGCCGCTGCGGCGGCTGCAGCGAATTACGGCTCAATCCCTATGCCGATCGTGGGCGGTCCTTCTGCCGGTATCTCGCGCTTACCGCGGGGCGTGCGGCCGGCCAGGTGGGGCCGTTGGGCGCCGCCTGGCGTGTCGGCCCAGTGCCAGGATCCCGAAGTTTTGCCGGTCGCGACCGTCTCACGGCCGGCGAATGGCAGTGGTACGCAAAACGCTGCGGCGCCGCAGGCCTCGGTCATGCAGCCGTGGCAGTGGCTGGCGCTCGCAGCTCTCGCGGGTTTGGGTTTGTATCAGGTTTCAACGCAAAGGTAGCAAATGTTCGAGGGACTCCGACAAGCCGATGCTGTGCTCGACGCCTGCGGGCGTGAAGTCGCGCCGCCGGGCTACAAGTTTGTGGACCTTCCTTATGTCATTCCACAGAAAGCGACGTTTACCAGTGGCGGCCCGACGCCGTTTCAAATCCGCGTGAAAAACAACGGGCTCACGGCGTTCCGCTGTAAGGGCATCGTGATCGATTGCATCTTACCGATCCGTATAAAGTGGCCGTCGGGCCGCTATCTCGCTCAGGGGCCGAGCTGGCCGGGCTCGGCTGGCTCGCCCATCGGCGCCGGTGGAAACTTGATCGCGCTGAACGAGGAAGTCGAGATTGAAAGCGGCGCGAATATCGTCATCGAGGTTTCGCAGCCATGACCGAAATAGTAGATTCCTTCGGCCTGTACGTGCTTACCTCGGTGAGCCCTGGCGCGAGCCAGAACTCGCTTACCACGTTTTGGAATGCGATCGGGCCTGGTGGTTTCACTATGGGCGTGCAGGCTGGCGCCGGCGACCGTGGCAATCCGGCGCTTTATCTTCCGTTCGGCGCCGCGATTTGCAAAACAGTTTCGCATCAGCCGACATACACGCTCGGCCTCCGCGTTTCAATGAGCTGCGTCGCCGGCGTCGGCGGCGGATCTTCTTTTCTTCAGTTCTGCAACTGCGGTTTCGCGCTCTGCTCTCTCCGCGTGAACCCCGATGGCTCGATTCTGGTCTACGGAAACAATGTCGGTAGCACTGTGATTTTCACGGCGCCGGCGGGCACCTTGACGGCGGCGACGCAAACCTATCTCGAATTGACGGCGACCGTCACGGCCGATGTGCTCGGCGACATGAGCGTAACGGCCGAGGCTTGGGTCAACTCAGTTTCGATCGGCAGCGGATCCGCTGCGCTCGGCCGGAACATCAGCACGCTCAAAAATGCGGCTGCGAATTTCAACCAGATTTTCATTTTTTCCGGCGTCGCGACGAACGGCCAGGCGTTTGTGTCCGACCTGTACCTAAACAATGGGCAAGGGCCGACGAACACCGGCCGGCTCTCGCTTTTGCCGCCGAATAATACGGCGCCGTTTGTGATCGTTGAGCCGCTTGTACCTAACGCTGACACATCGCCGCTCAATTGGACGCCGCTCGCGCCTGGCCCGCACTTCAGCGAGATCAACGAGGTTCCCGCCGACGGCGATGCGTCTTACAACTTCGCGGCGGCCGCGGCAGCCGGCACGATCGACAATTACCGCTGGCAGCCGATCTCTACTTTTGTAGGAACCGTGCAATCGGTGCAGCTCCGCTATCAGGCGCGCTCGACCGCGGCCGGTCCGGCCGGCTATCGTTCGACTGTAGGAATCGGCGGGATCGAGGCGACGGGACAAAAAGCCGGGCTCTGTAGTTCCTATACTTACCAGGGCTCGCAGACATTCGACCTTGATCCGCGTACCGGGCTGCCCTGGGCACAGCCGAATTTTAACTTGAAACCGTTCGGCGTCGAAGTGGTGGCACTGCCATGAGCCTGCTGTACGACGACGATTTCCAGAGCTATGCAGTCGGCGCATTCCCGCCTTATGGAAACCTGTTTAATATCGCGATTATTGCGCCGAAGATCGCAAACAGTGTCCCGCCTGGTGGCGTTTTTGGTGCCGCCAAGTACGTTAACATGGCCTCGCTGCCGAGCCTCATCTGGCCGACGACGACACCTTCGACGGCACTACCGGCTTACTCTGAATTTTCCGTTTTCCAGCACGTGCTCATCCTGGGCGGCCAGGGGAGCGATGAACAGGGCGCGATTTTGCAGTTCAATTGCAACCTAAGCCCATTCGCAGGCATAAGCCTCGCTGCGCTGCGCGTTCTCTCCGATGGAACTCTCGCATTTACGGCACCGCAGAGCTCGGCCTTTTCTCCGAATCAGTTTGTTTCAAACGATTCGATTCTGGTCAATGCCTGGTACTCGATCCAGACCAACGTTCGGTTTTTCGCGGCCGGTGCATTCGTCGGCGTCGATGTCGAGGTAGCGATCAATAACAAGTCGGTTTTTGCCGGCAGTTTCGTGACCACTCAAACGGTGGCATCGCTGCCGGCCCTATTCGTAAACAATCTAATTTTCGGTGGACTCGGCGGCGGCTGCGCTTATGGCCGTATCACCGTTTCTGATACAATCCTCCCGATCGGCGCCGATCCCCATGCCGGCACACCCGACGTGCGTGTGACGCAAGGCGCGATCGAGCTCATACTCGCGGCGTCTGGTGGCCTGCCGGTGCCAGTGTGCCCTATCGGTGGCGGTAACGCGACGGTCGGGCAACTCTACAACAAGACATTGACCGCAAGCGGCGGCATTCCGCCTTACACCTGGAATGTAACCGGCCTGCCGCCCGGCATCACATTCAATCCGGTAAGCGGGCAATTGCTCGGGATCCCGACCACGCCAGGCACGTTTACATACCTGGCGACGGTTACCGACCTGGCGACGGCGATGGGCTCGGTTAACTGCACGATTGTAGTCGTCGCCTCGCTCACCGTCGATATTCAGTTTTGGGGCGTGCTCCGTTTCCTGGTGCCGGTTGGATCTGGCGACGGCGACGCCGCTGAGTATTCGGCGATCGGGCGCCAGGCATTACGCAGCCTGGCCGCGATCGCGCTTAGGGCGGCCTCAGTGCTGCTCGACCAGTTGGCGCGCACCCTGGCGCCGGCGAGCTCAGGGCGCCGCCTGCAGCTCGCCGCGTCGCCGGCGTCGGCCGTTAAAATTCCGATCCCTATGCCGGCCGCTCTGGAAACTGCAGCGGATAAGTGCAACTTGCGACCGTTTGTGCAACCGGTTGCACAAACGACGCGAGAAACAAATGAGTTAGGTATATCCTTAACACTATCATCGCCTCGCATTCGCTTTTCTGGCGGTTTCAGTTTTTCTTGGCGGCCATTCGTGCAACCGGTTGCACAAACGACGCGAGAAACAAATGAGTTAGGTATTCCCTTAACACTATCATCGCCTCGCATTCGCTTTTCTGGCGGTTTCAGCTTTTCTTGGCGGCCATTCGTGCAACCGGTTGCACAAACGACGCTAGAAACAAACGGCTTAGGTATTTTACCCTGCCATTTGGCAGGGGCTCATAAAACGCCGACGTTTTTAGGGGAGGGTATCAGTGGCGCAGCTTAGAATGCAACCGCTACGTGAGGCCGATATGGTGCTCGACGCGTGCGGCCGGCGGCAACCGCCGCCGGGTTACCGTTGGGTCGATTTACCGGCCGTGCTGCCGTTCAACTGGTCACAATTCGCGACCGTAGCGCCAGTGACGCCGGCGCAGGGACGCGTTGCCAACAATTCCAAGGCGAATTTTATTTGCCGCGGCGTGATGATTCAGAGCCCGGTCGGTGTGCGGATCCGCTGGCCTGGCGGCCGCTATCTCTCGCAAGGGCCTACTTGGGTCGGCGTGCCGACCGTGCCGGGCAATCCGATCGCGACCGGCGGAAGTATGATCGCGCTCGACAGCGAGCAGGAAATCGAGCGCGGCGCAAAAATCGCGATCGAAATGTCGGGCGGCACTGCCGGCCTGGTTAATATACAATTTTGGGGCGTGCGACGGTACTTACTTATGCAACCGAAAAACGGCGGCGCCGGCAGCTCGCCGGCGATGATTCCGGATCCGATCGACGAGCTGGAAGCACGGCCACGCTATCGGTGCGGGCCGCCTCAGAACATCATGGCGCCCGAGTGGTACCTCGGAAACCAATGCACGCCGGAAACGCCGGCAGGTTACGAAGATGAGCCCTTTACATTCTTCTCGCCGCCGATCACCGTGCCCGTCGCAAAGCAGAATTTCAATAACGCCGTGATCGTGCCCGGCGGCGACGATGTGATTATCCGGCGGTACCGGGCAATCACCGATTACAGCGGGCTCGGTGGAGCCAGCTCGACGATTCCGGTATTCTCGCTGCGGCTGCCTAATGGCTATTCAGTCACCGGCGGCGATCTTGTTCCGACGCCGTTTCTGTTCTGGATCCCGATGTTTCCGACGATCCGCCTGCATCCCGGCGATCGGATCATACTCGACGTGGCCGACATGCAACCGGTCGGTACGGGCTCGGTGACGACGACGTTTGAATTTGAGGGCGTGAAACGGAGGAAACTCATAGTATGAAAATGCCGTGCCAGTTTCCGCGGGATCTTTTCAAGCCGCAATTTGCTTATGCGACGCCGCAGGGTTACCGCGATGAACCCTACTGGATCCCGTTCAAATTCACCATACCGGCCGACGGCAATATCCATTTAGGCCTACCTTGGTCGCTCGACGACGACGTGCCTTTTATCCTACGCGGCGTGATCTTCCCGGCGATCGGCACGGCGCAACCTGGCGCGAACACGATCCCGCCGACGGCATTCCCTGCCCTGTGCCGGATGCGCGATACGGAGGGGAATGCGCTGCAGGATACGCTAGTGCTCGCGCTCGGCGTATGGGCTCAATCCGGCTTTGCTCCGACGACGACGCCGACCGGCATCAACGCATTCGGTTTTCCTGTGGAGCCGGAAGTTTTGTGCGCGCCGGGCGGCACAATCATTTTCGATTTTCAAATTCCAACCGATGCAGTGCCGGCGACGCTGTCGCACACGGTCGGCGGTTCGACGGTGGTTTTCGCGGCCGCGGTGTACGGCCTGGCAGGCAACGCTTACACCATCCAGTTTACAAATCCTGGTGCACCTAGCGTGCCGCTTTCGGTCGCCGTCGTCGGCAATGCGGTAAACGTCACGCTCGCCACTAACGGCGCCTCAGTGATCGTAACCACGATCGCGCAAGCCGCCGCGGCGATCAATTCAACGCTCGCGGCCCTGGCGCTCATGGGCGCCGTCGTCACTGTCGGCGGCTCTGACCTCGCGACGGCCTTCGGGCCAACAAATCTAGCCGGCGGCCTGGCGCAAGTCGGCGCCGGCGTCGTACTGACCGGGACTATGATCGGCGTCAAACGCTTTCCGGAGTGTGACTAGCAATGATTCAACGCCATCAGGATTATCAACTCACGATTCCGGTCGTGCCGCCAGGCGGCCTGAATGATTTGCCGCTGAAGCTCGACACGGATGCGCCTTTCGCGTTGCGCCTGGTCAAATCGCGGAACCTCGGGCTCTCTGGTTTTCGTTTTGAAACGCCGCGGCGCCAGTGGCAGAGCTCAGGGCTCACTACTGACCTTATTCCGCAAGCGCCAGGCGCGACACTTCCAAATCCGCAACCATCGCGCGGGCGGATCCTCTATCCCGAGCTGGTCTATCCGATCGGCGGGACCATTGTTTGTTCGGTCGGCAACACCACGAACTCGAACCTCACAAACGTAAAGCTGCTATTCCGTGGCTCGAAACTTTTCCCCGACGGTGCGATCCCGTCGCCGACCTATCCGGCGAAAATGTCGGTTTTGCCGTTCCTGTATCCGCCGAGTGAAACGGTGTTAGTGAACGTGCCGGCAGTGACGGCGCCGGCAATCCGAAACGTGCAGCTCCGCAACAAAACCGACGCCGATTTCGTGCTGCGCTATGGCGTCTGTGATCCATTCACTCTCGGGATCGACGGCGGCCCGTACCGGCCGTTTAATTACACCGAGCTGTATGTGCAGCTCCGCGATGAAGGCTATAAGGCCTATTCGAATGAGCCGATCCACGTAAACGACCTTTTCGGGCAAGGGCAGCCGCGGCCATTTCAAACCTCCGTCGCCGGCCTTCCGGTGAATGATGACGACGTTGTTTTCCTGCCAAACGTGTTCACGCCTGAGATTTACATTTTGCGCGATCACTCGATTTACTTCGACGTGTACCGCAATGATCCCGGTAGTGGCCCGGTCGATTTGCATTTTCGATTTCAAGGAAGTAAGGTGTTTTCACGATGAGTTTATCCAGCCTGGCCCTTGATTCGAGCTGGCGCGATTACGCCGGCATGTGGAATCCGCTGATCGAGCCGCAAATGGCGCCGATCGAGAAAAGCCCATGCCATGCGCCGCGGCTCGCCCTGGTGCCCGACATTCTAAACCAGGTGGTGCCGGCGAGCGGCAAGATTCAGTACAACTTTCATCTTGTGCCGGGCTCGCTGATTTGGGGTTTCTTCCCTGGTCAAATGTCGAGCCTCGATATGGTCGTGCAGCTTACCGATGTCGAGCTGGGGCACCAGTTGTTTCAGGATCCAGTCACGGTCAAGTTTTTGTTGACCGTCGGCGCCAATGCCGGCCGGTTCCCGTCCTATACCCTGCTGCCGGCGCCGCACCCGGTTATCGGCGACGGCTTATTTACGCTCGAAGTGTGGGGCAACGCCGGCGATGTGGCCGCCCTAATTCTCGGCGTCGCGGAGGTAACCGATTGCAACGTAAAGTGATTACGCCTGGGCCGTCGCTGGTCACGGCCGCCCGCGCGATCGCCGGCGCGGATCCGCGGAACGCGATCGGCACGTATCCCTATCAGTGGCTCTTTCCTGGGCCGCATTCGCGCAACGTGACCGCTCAAAATACGGTCGCGCTTTCCGGACCTGGCTTTACTGATTTGATTCTGCAGTACGTCGTACCCGATGGCGAGATTTTTTCATGCCGCGGTGTTGTCGTCGGTTTCATCGGCACTGGTTGGAGCGAAGGCAGCACACAGCTAGAATGGACTCTTAGCGTTACCGCGGCCGGCACGCGCAAAGTGGATTTTTTTGCCAACATCAGAACGCATCTGGGGTCGCTGGAGTCGCCTTACCCGGTTCTCGGCAGGCTCGAATTTGCTCCGCTCAGTGTTTTGCAGTGGACCGTACAAAACACCGGCGGGCCGTCGGCGGGCACGTTCAGTTTCGCGCACCTGGTCGGGCACACTTATCCGCAAGTCGAGGCGGCTTAACATGGGCGACGAAGGCAACGGAAAAATCCCGTTTCTCGGGCATCCGCCGGCGATTCGCATTGTGCGGACGCAAACGCAGCGGATCGGCTGCCCATATTGTCCGGCGGATCCAAAAACCGGTATGCCGACCGGGTATGTCGATGTGACCGCGGAAGTCACGCCAGGGCCGAGCGGCCATCCTCAAATGCAGATACAGAATTTCCACACACCGAAGAAGTGCGTAACGTGCGGGCGATTTTTCCAGCTCGAACCGGTGTTGCAGGTCAGAGGCGTTCCAATCCCAGGGGAGTAAACACTATGAGTGCGCAGGCATGGCAAATCTATAACGAGTTTAAGGCGACAGTCGGGCTCGCGCAGTTGAACCTCAACGCCGACGCGATGAATGTCGCGCTGTTCCTTTCGACCTCGAACTGCGCAAACGTCGGCCTAGTGACCGCGCAGTATGCGACGCTGACCCATGAACTCGCCAACGGCAACGGCTACCTGACGGGCGGATTTGCACCGACGGGCGTGAGTTACTCACAAAGCGCCGGTACGGCAACTTTCACCATGGGAACGTCCACATGGACGGCTGCCGGCGGGAATCTGGTTTTTCGCTACGCGGTGATCTATGACAACACGGCCGCGAGCAAAAACTTAATCTGTTATTCGCTGCTCGACACCACGCCGGCCGACATCACGATTTTAAACGGCGAGACACTGAATCTCTCGATCAACGCCAGCGGAGTTTTCACTCTCACGTAAGCCGCGAGTGTCGGCAGCGGCTTTTTTATGGCAATCGCTCCAGTAGCTCACGCGACCGCGGCGGGGCCGAATAGTGCGACGACACCAGCGCAGGACACGAGCACTGCGAATCTCATAGTCCTTTCGGCCTTAACCGGGCCGCTCGCGGTGGGGCCGGCCGTGCAGGATAGTAACCATAACATCTGGACGCCGCTCAACGGAAACCGCGGCGGCGGATTTTTCTGGAATCAGTTTTTTTACTGCATTAATCCAGTTGTCGGGCCGGGCCACACGTTCACCATAAACGATGCCGGCGGTTTCGGCTCTATCCAGATGACGGCCTGGAGTGGCGCCGCGGGAGGCTTCGACTTACAAGGGGCTGATTTTGGCGGATCGACAACGCAGCCACTCACTCCGAGCGTAAACGGATGCCTCGTTGTCGCTTCCTACGTCGGCAGCAATGACATAACAAGTGTCAATCTTCCCTTCGCTCTCAGCGATACCGAGCCGTTTACCGGCGGCGTCAATTACGCCTCGGGCACGGCTTTCGTCATCCAAACGACGGCCATCCTGGCGCAGTGTACGTTTAACGGAGTCGGCTCAGGCGGTCCGCTGTCAATTGCATCTTTCAAACCGTCGGCAACGGCTACCACGATCACGCCACCAGCAGGCGCACTCGCGACGGCCACATTTGCGCCACTGCTCACCGATACGATCACGCCAGGCGCCGCGGCTCTCGCGATCGCGACCTTTGCGCCAGCACTGATCGGCGGATTATTGGTGCCGACCGGTGCGCTCAGCCTGCAAGGTTTCGCGCCGGCTCTGACGCGCACAATACCGGTGCCAGCGGGCGCGCTTACGCTCGCGACCTTCGCCCCGCTGCTGGGCGAGGTAGTCGGGCCAGTGCCGCCGGCTCATCTGGTGCTGACAACCTATGCGCCGAAACTGGTGTTTTCATTTGGGCCGGCTGCCGGCAATCACGCCGCCGCCTGGTGGTGGAGCGGCGCGGCGGCGCGCATGATAAACGATGCCGGTTTTCAACTGCTGGTGGAGCCGCACTTACAGAATGAGAATTACACCGGCGAGCCGCAACCGGATGAGGGCGCGCCATGATTGCGAAGGCGATTTCGAGGGCTGTTTCATGAACCTTGCCGCCATCAGGCCGCGCCGGCAAATGCCGCACCCGGTACTTTACGCGCCGCGGCGCCGCGGCGGCCTGGCCGGCTACGGCCTAGGCGTCGTGCAAGTGCTTGCACCGTCGCAAACGGCTACGATCGCGAGCACGATTCAGCAAGTCGAGGGCTACTATCCTGGCTCGCTCGCGTATCAGAATAACAACCCTGGAAACCTGGTCTACGTCGGCCAGACAGGGGCCTCGCCCGGCGCCGGCGGGTTTGCGCAATTCCCGAGCTACTCGGCCGGCCTGCAGGCGCTCGACGATCAGATACAACTCTATGCCGCCCGCGGCATGACGATTTCTCAAATGATGAACACGTACGCGCCGGCCTCGGCCGGCAATAATCCGACAGCGTACGCGAACCAAATCGCCGGCGCGCTCGGTGTGGATCCATCAACCTCGCTGCTCGACCTGGCTGGGTTTTCGACCAGCTCGCCGGCGCCGCTGCCTGCCCTGCCCGATGTCTCGACGTGGGCGAGCTGGCTACCGGACTTTTCGAGTATCGACCCGTCGAGCCTGGCAATGATCGCCGGCGGCCTGCTGCTCGGAATTGTTGTGCTCAACGTCACCGGCGACTAGTACCCCTAGACCTGGCCGGCTCGCCGGCGCCGTGCTAACATTCCCGCGTGTTCCGTTGGATCCGGAAAATCCGCCGGCTGCTGCTAGGCCGCCGACCGTATCGACCCTATATCAACCCGCGGCGGTTTCATCGGCGCCGCCGGCCTGGAGGTTACATGAGAGATAGCGAAAGCATGAAGGCATACGCCGACGATTTGGAAAGCCTGGTGCTCGAACACCGGCAGGCGATCGAGCGTTTAGAGGATCGCCTTAACGGCGATCGTGGAAACCTCGACCCCGACGACCTGGTGCGCAGTCAGATCGAGTTTTTGGTTTTGAATGTGCGCGGGCTCATGCTCGGCAAAGAACAGGAATTGCGCCAGGTGCGCGCCGAGCTCGAATATCGGCGGCAAATGGAGGCCGATCGCGGACCCTGGCAAGAAACGCGGCCGGCCCGCATGTATCCGACCGAGCCGGCGTATCCGCCGCTCGCGACGACGCCAGGCGAATTATTTACCAGGGCCGCCGAATACATGGGGCCGGTGCCGGCGGCCGCGATCGCGCGTACAGTTTTCGCTCATCACAGAAACCCGGCGATGGTGATGATTTGCTACCGCTTAAACAACGGCGAGCTGCTGCCGATCCACAACAAAGCCGAAAAGTGGGATCCCTCGGGCGAGTGGGATTGCATCTACGAAACCGCGATCGAGGGCGCGCAACATGCCTCTTGAATTGCCGGCCGACATTCCGCGGACTATCTTCCGCACGCTCGACGGCCGCATGACGACCGAGGCGCAGGCCGCTTTTGAGGCCGCGAAATCGATCGTAGCGAACGGCCGCAACCTCAACGATGCGGTACTACTCACGCGCGCCGTGCGCGTGCTGGTGCTCTATGGGCACTATACGCAATGGCCGCGGCCGGTCGTGTTCCCGGCGATCGGGATGCTGCAGGGGTGTTTCGATCGCCAGCTATACCGCGGCCGCGGGATCCGCGCGCAGCTCGCCGGCTTCCTATTCCGCTTAGTTCACGCGAGACTAGAGGCGGAGGCCCTAAAAAAGTATGGCGCCAACTCGCCAGGCTGGAACGATTTTCACATGGCGTACTGGTTTATGACCGCGGATCGGGCGACTGTGTGCGAGCTCCACCGGCGCGCGACCTTAACCCTGGTGCCAGGCGACGGACGCGAAATGCGGGCCGTGAAGGCCACCGCGGTCTACCTGGTGCAAAATGTTCGGGCTCAGTATCCGGATTTTGATGAGGCGCTAGGGCGCGTAGAAACGCGCTGTAAGCAGCCGGTGATCGCCGGGGATCTAGCGGAAGGCCCGGCGCCGGGCGGCGCTGCATAGCGCGCGCGAGGCCGTGCCGTTTGAATTTTATGAACAGACTGGCAGCGGTTCCGAGCCGTCCCGCAACCGGTTGCCTAACTCGACGCGTTAAAGTATGATTCTAAACATAGCGGCGACGACCCAAGGGCCGGCCCGCAAACTGGTGTTTAAGGGACGGGGGTAAAAAATGCGACAAGGGCAAACGGTGACTATGCATAACCCTGGCGATCGCGGGGAGCATGAGAGCTGGACCCGCGGAGTAGTTAGGGGCTCGACCCTAGTAGGCGGGCTCATCGCCTACATAGTGGAAATTGACGGCTTTAAGTGGGACGCCGGCGCACCGTGGGGAGTATATGACGGCGTGCCGGAAGTGCTCGCCAGGCCGGCGGGATTCGGCCGGCTCGATTCGGTCGAACCTGAATTGCCGCGCCTGGAGTTTATCGACACCTGGCCGCGGCGTGCTGCGGGATGAAACTCACAGATTTTGAGCCTAACATGGCCGGCGGTTTCTTGGTGTTCTGGTGCCCGGCGTGCCGCGGCGAACACGATCACCGTATCCGCGTGCCGATCGCGCCGACGGTTTTCCACGAGCATTCATGGCGGCCGGCCGGTGAGTTTCCGGCAACGCTCACGCTCACGCCGTCGATCGACGCCGGATGCTGGCACGGCAATTTAACAAACGGCGAGCTCATCACAATCCCGCCGGCGTAGTACCGCTAGACCTTGCCGGCGATCGCGACCAGGCGCAAACTTGAAAGCGGCCCGACAATTGGCCGGCTATCCTGGCGACGCGCACCCAGACCGCGAAAACCTCGGGCCGGCCATCTAGGGCCGAAAGGGATCCGATGAGTATCTCACTTGCATGGCCGACGCCGGCCAGGATTCGCGAAATCGCCGCAGCGTTCCGTCAATGGCCGAGGTGGGAATTCGCGGTCGTCGCTGCGGCCGATTTGGAAATTTGGGCCGCCCGGCTCGACGCCGCGGGGCTGCCGCCGCCGCCGGCGGCGATCAAGTGGATGTCCACACAAAAAGGCGAGGTTTATATCGCCGTCGATGAGGCGAGCGAGCGCGTGCTTGGTTACGTCGAAAAGATTGAAGGGCCGGCGGGCGGCCCGATGATGTGGCGCTGGACTATTTTCGATAAAACTTTTCTGACCGCAGAGGCCGCGAAAACGCAGCTTGAAATCGCGTTTAGGCCGCATAGTACGGCAACTTCAGTCTACCCCTTGAACTGATGCCTCGGCCATGTTACTTTTGCCTTGCGTGGAAGCGTGCCGAATAGACCGGCGTAAGTGACCCGCCGCCAAAGTGGACCCCGTTCGATCAAGCTATCCTCCGAGTCGGGCGGGTGTTCCCCTGGCGCCGCCGGCGCCGCTTGGGACTCCTCAGCACACCGGGAATTACTGCACAATTCGGCGCCGGCTAATTTACCATGCACCCGCACGCGTTTCCTAATTGCGAGTTTTGCGGCGCTGAGGGCGCCGGCGCGCTACTGTGCGACGGACGCCTATCGTCACCCGAGCAAGTTACTCACGTCAAAACCTGCGATCGCCGTATGTGTCGCAAGTGCGCCGGCAAACCGGTTTTGGTGATTCACATGCAAATTCAAAAGAAGGGCGGCGGCCGCGGCAGCGCTTGGGACTCGCGCGACCTATGCCCTGAATGCCGCGAGCTCGGGCGTAGCGCATGGTAATTTAACCGCCAGTAGGATACAGCCCGAGGGATCCCTCCACCGGCTTGCTTTTGTGCGCCTTTGGCTTGGGGCGCGCCGGCTCTTGGGCTTGCCTTACGGCTGTACCCTACTCGCGGTTGTTCATCGCCTAGCCTTCAAATCCTCGATCGCCACCCGAGGGCGATCGCCGCGACCGTCGAGAATCAGCTTGTCCAGTTCTTCCATGCCCGGAATGCTGCGGCTCGCAACGTCGGGCAACTGCTTGAGCACGCGCGAAGCCTGCGCCGGCCGGCGTCCTAGAGGTTTCAGCATCGGCTTACAGGTAAACGCGGCCGGATCCGCCTCGATTTGCATCTTGAGCTGGGTGATGAGCTGCGCTAGTTCCGGATCGGCCACGGCGGCGCGTTCTATGAACTGGCACGAATTGATAACCGTCGTGTGATGTCGGCCGATCGCACGGCCGACCTCCGACAAGGCCATGCCGGCGCCGACCAAGAGATACGCGACTAAGTGCCGGGGGTGTGCGATATGGCGGGCATTGCTGCGACGCGTGAGGGTGCCCGGCACATAACCATACGCTTGCTCCACCAGGGCGAGGATCGCCGCTGCATTCGTTTTCTGCATTCGTGCCGGCGTCAAGAATTGCATAAGCGGGCCTCTAATCCGGATAGCGGGTGCGGGTCGGCGCCGCGGGACCATCGACCTTGAACGTAGCGAAGTCGATAGCACGGTTCGAGTTCGACCATTCACAATTTGCCAGCTCAGGGTTTGGATCGCCGGCCATCTCCAAGGTGCAGGGCGCCTGGCGGCTGGTCACTAAGGCGCACTGCCTGCCTCCGGAAACATCATCGGGCAACGGCACAAGGATCCTCAGTAACTCATTCGCGCTTTTACCATAAAACGGGCAAGGCATCGTTTCCCCCTTTTTCTATCAGTTCGATTTGAAAAAACCAACGACGTGTTCGAGGCCTTCCGCTTTGAGTAAGTCGAGCCGGCCGGTTTCGCGCAGGTAAGCGGCGCGCCTAGTGCGCCAGTCTTTATCGTTCGGCTTTTCGTGTAGAGTAATCTTCGGCGCAGGCGCCATGGGAGTATGTTTGGATTTCATGGCCGTCGGTACTCCAAAAACCCGAGCTGGTGCCGGCCGCTCGCGCAAATGATCGGCAGCCGGCGCCGGCAGCTCGCCGGGCGGATCCACCCGCGGGGCTCGGACTCGATTTGCGGATCCCAACGGGCAAGCTCGCGCGCTGCCGTATCTACCTCGGCGTAGCACCATCCATCCTCGGTATGGTCAGGCGTTCGCACCACTAGGCGCACATTGAACATTTGCAGACGCAGGAAAGCCTCGCGGCCGTCGGACAAGTGGCGGCGTGTGAACTTTTCGAGCCTGGCCGCGGCCCTTTGGAGCCACTTAAAGCTATAGACAAACTCGACGCTCATGACCGGGCCGCCTTAGTGCGCGACCTGGCGCCGGCGGCCGCGATCGCCGCGGCGTTCGATCGACGCCGACGGAAGGGCAGCGGCGCCGATGGAATTCGACGAAATGCGTTCATGAGCGCGCCGGTTCTCATCTCATACGCAACCTCGGCATAGTCGAGCAGGTGCGCTAGGATTTCGGCGCAATTCGAGCAAAGCGGCGCCGTCCCGAGGGCCTTTTCTTGTGCTGGGCCGGCCCAACTGCAGCCATTGGCACACGCGCGATCGTAACTACAGCGGCAAATCTTACAACGTGGCATCAGATTTCCTTTCATCCAAGGCGGCCAGTATCGGCCGGCTCAAATCCTTGCGAGCTGCACGCGTTTCCGCGTGGTGTTTTTTGTCATAGTCCAGATGGCACCATTGGCACCAGGCGGCTAAGTTGTCGTCGCGATCGTCGCCCGAAACGTGATTACGGTGCGCGATCGTGAGCACGACGCGGATCCGCCGAGTTTTCCCGGCTGGTCGATCGCCGATGTATCGGCCTAATGTGTCGCGCCAGTGTTCGATAACTCCGTCCGTCCATGTTACGGTTTGATCGAGCCAACAGCCGCCGATTCTAGTTACATCGGTGTGGTTTGGAATGTCGCAGGCCTCGCACTTGTTCCCAGCCCGCGCGAGGATCCGCGGCCGCGTGACCGTTCGCCAAATGCGGCCGTAATAGATGCGCAGCTCTTTTCTAATCGGCATGGTCGCGGCCGTACAAACTGCCGTCGGCGTGGATCCCTCTCGACACTGGAAGGCGTAACGATGTTGGCGCCGCGGGCTCGGGCCTGGTAGCGATCGCGAGCAGCGCGGCGATAATCCCGATGCCGGCATTTGAAACGGTGAAGCGTTCGGGCTCTTTAACGTGCGGCTCGTAGACGAGCATGAAAATTGAGCCGACTGCCCAACATAGAGGGCGACGATGTGCACTAGTTTTCTCATGGCAGCAACCCCGTCGCACATGTCCAATGCACCGGTACGGCGATCGCGCTATAGGCGAACTGCTGCCGGCACTTGTCTTGCTGTTCCTTATCCAAACCTGGCCCGAGGGCGACTAGGGTGTAAACGTCGCCCTGTTTTAGAAACTCCTGGCAGGCGGCGCAGCGCGATACAGGCACGCTCAGATAGGGGTGACCCGAGGGCAGGGGTTCGGACTTCCGGAGTATCGACATACGGCGCCATTCGTCGGGATTTGGGGCATTAGCGTTCACTGTGCCACGGCCGAGCTCGGTACCTGGTATCGCCTGGAGATTACCAGAGACAACGGCAGGCGCGAGCGCGCCGGGCCGCTGCCATTCTGGAATTTGCCAGGGGCCGACGGCCGGCGGTATGCCGCCCGGCGGAGCCTCGGGGCGCCGCGGAAGTACCTCGGGTGTGAGCCCGGCCGCCTCGGCTATTTTGCCGACCTGCACAATCCCGGTTTCGCGAGTGGTTTTATCTTCGGGCATCGCTTCCCCCTGTATTGGCAGGCCGTTCGCACCGGCAGGGCATACGATCGCAGGCCGGGCAGTTCATGCGGCCGATATTCGCCGAGCTGCCGACAATTCGGGCGATGCGCAAGGCGGCGAGGATCACGGCCAGCTCATCGCCATCCGCCTGCAAATCGACGACGCGGCGATCGGCTACGGCCGGCAGTGGATCGCCAAGGTGCCAGATGACTACACCATCGGTATGTGGATCCCCAAAATAGATCACTTCCCCCCCTTATCCTCGGCCTCGGCCAAAGTGCGGCCGACGACGCTTTTACTGGACTTCAATTCAGTAGCGATCTCGCGCAGGCTATAGCCGGCATCTCGCAGCTCGCGCACGCGTATCCTGTCGAGCACTGCCGGCCGGCGGCCGCCGATGACGCCATTCGCCCTGGCGCGCGCCAGACCGGCCCTAACGCGGGCCTGCATCGTTAGGCGTTCCTGCTGCGCGATAAATGCCGCAATCGCGATGAGCAGCTCGCCGGCAGGGCCGGCAGTTCTGAAATGCTCCTCGTTCATGCTCCATAACTGCACGCCGGAACTGCGCAGCCTAGCAATGAGCTCGAACGCGCTCGCAGGCCCGCGGCGGGTGAGCCGGCTTAGATCGAACACCAGCACGGTATCAAAGTCGCGCCGGGCCGCGTCCCGCATCAAAGCCTCAAGGCCGGGCCGCGCGGAGCTCGCGCCAGTGATTTCATCGGTGTAGACTGCGGCGACTTTCCAACTCATCGCCGCGGCGTATTTCCGAAGGGCGCGGACCTGGCTACTGAGGTTCTGCTTTCCGTCCGACGTGCTGATTCGGGCATAGACGCCTGCGGTTTTCATTGGAGCGCTAACACTCCCTGCAAGTAGAACCGCAAACCGCGCTCGGCCGCCAAGTCAAGCGCGTCGCCGGCAATCTCTAGCCTAAAATCGGATTGAGGCGCGATCGCAATTTGAGGCGCGATCGGTTGCCAGGCCGCCGAGCTAAACGCATTCGGCGCCATCAGGGCCAGCGGCGCCGCGAAATAGGTCTTGCCGCCAATCACTAGCTGGCATTCAAACGCGTCAAGGATCCGCGCCGCCTCGGCGACCGGAATATCGCCGAGGCCGCTCCATCCGATCGAGCGAATAGCAAAATTCGTCGGGCTCGGTCCAGTGAAAAGTATCTCACGCGTTTCCTTGCCCGGCTGCAGCATGACGGTATCCCAGATAGACCAATCCTGCAGCCAGGAATCCGCCCAACCCTCAATGATTGGATTACGCGTGCGCATGCTCGCGATCGCGTCGGCGAAGTGCGGAAGCGGCGGCTGTACTAACTGCTCTGGCTTGACCGCGAGGGCCGCGGCCAGCATCGCAAGAAATGACCGACGGCTTACGGGCTCGATGCTCATAAAATCCTTTCTTTCCCCTCCCCGTACAATTCGGCATAGGCGGCGAAGCCGTAGCGGAATCCATCAAGAAAACACGCGGCCAGGCAACCTAGGATTATGCCGACAAGCAGCAACGGGAAACCTAGCCATACTGTGATAACTCCAAGAATCACCTGACCCAGGTTTATTGGTTCGGGTGGCGGCACCGGAGATTTATGCTCGCTGTCCATGATGGTTTTCATATTCGGGTTAGACCCTTGAGTATCCGCACAGCGCGCATTCCAACGATCCAGGCATGAACCGCGATGTATGCCTCACCGCTGCAATTTCGCCCGGCCTCGATCGAGTTAAGCACACGCGGCGTTATTCCAATCTCGCGGGCCGCATCGTGGCAACTAAGGCCGGCTGCCGCGCGCAGGCTGCGCACGATGCTGCAAAAATCTTGATAGTCGTTTCCGATCACGCACGACCCTTTCGCTCGGTTAGCTGGTGACTCGCAACTCTCACGCCGATCAGCTCGGCAGCCTCGAAAATTGTGTCGGCGTGGCCGGTTCCGACCAGCTCTTTTTTATGGTAAACGGCCCATGCAATCCGTTGCACACCGAGCACCCAGTAGCGAGCGAAAACAAACCGGAAACCGCGGCGGCTGCCTTTCCATTTTCCGGTTTTTGCCAAGCCGCGAGTGATGTCGCCGCGAGCTCGGGCAGTGAGGATTTCGGTAGCCGCAATCATACCGCTAGTGGCTAGAGTGTCCCACAAACTCTAGTTTGGGTCAATTTTTTTTGGTTGAAAAAGTACCAAATGTGCAACCGGTTGCACGGCGAGTTTGTGCAACCGGTTGCACGAAAACGCGCAACCGGTTGCACGACGTATCTCTATTACATTTAGAAGAATCTTTAGAAGAACTAACAGCAGCAGCTAAAGGTACTACTAGCGGGCTGCTGCTGCTCGCGTTCGCCTGCTGTTCCCTCTTGCAAAATAAAACCTGCTATGCTTACGATTGACGGGTAAGCGCGCCAAAAACCGCAACGCGGATTTGGTCACCGGTTCGGCCTTGGGTTTGGTTTCCTCAGAAAACTCCCGACCCTAGCCGAGCTGGTGACCGGTTCGCCAAACAGCGCGCGGGAGTTTTCTGAGACATGAAAAGCTCGATCCGTTATCCACTCGCGTTCGGAGTCGCCCGGCAATGAACGCACCCGCCCAACAAACCGGCCAATTTTTTTACGTTCCAAACTCACTCACCGAAAACCAGATGTTTTTGACTCATGCCGAGCTGGCAATGGCCCTGATCGTGTTGAGGCGATCCCACAGCAACAAGGGCGGGGCGGTACCGGTGAGTGATGAAAACTGGAAAAACTGGACCGGCCTCAGTATTCGGCAAAAAAAATATGCTGTCGCCGGCCTTGAAAAAAAAGGCCTACGCATCGAGGGCCGCGGCGATCGCGCGCGTTACGCCTGGCAGTTCGATATGTGGGAATCGTACGCGCGGCAAACGGCGATCGAGCAGCGCGCGAAAACCGAGGGCCGGAAACCCGCGCCAGTGCCGGCGAAAAAGGGCGCAATGGTACATCCGGAATGCGCTGCCGGCTGCGCGATGCTACAACAGACACCGGCGAAACTTGTGCTGCTACCGGCCGGCCAAATTGAACAGGCTTGGCCTGAAACCCTCAGTACGATCCGGCAAGCGTTCCCGCCGGTCACTGGCGCATTTCTGGCGCGCCTGGTCGGCGTAGTGAAAGCCTCGATCGGCACCGTAACCGATGCCGAGCTCGCGCACGCGGTCACCATCGCGTACAAACGGCAGCAGCGTAGCGAGGGCCTATTTCTCGACACGGTGCCCGAGGCGCTCGCCGCGCTTCGGCGCGTGAAGGCAAAGCCGGTACTGCCGGCAGCCGGCGACGTGGATCCGGCCGCGATCGAGCAGCGCATCGGCGAAGTGCTCACGATTCTATCAGCCGACAACTGGGCCTCGGCCGCGCTCTGCGCCGATCTCGAAAAACTGCGCGATCGCGTGAAGTCTACCGAGCTGCAGCAGCTCGATGACGAAATGAACGCGCTCGAAAAGCGGATTATCAATGCGGCACATGATGCGATCGCCGAGCCACAACGCGAGAAAATCCGGCAGCGTGTCGCCGGCCAGATGAAATCCTACGCCGGCAAAATGTCGCCCGCGCAGCTCGACCAGCTCGCGCACACCATGCTAGAGCGCGAGCTCTTGCAGTACTTCGACGTGCCGCGGCTCGGGGTCTTCTATGTGTGAAATGCTTGCGGCGCCGGGCCTTCAAAGTGCGCGGATCATTACCGCGCTCGACAAGGTGCGCGTACCGCGGTCAGTGAATGAAAGCCGTGACGGTGCGCACCGTTGCGGACGGATGACACTAGGCAGGCGTGACCTAAGGGCCGGCGCCGCAAGGAGTTCACAGTGAGAGCCGAGCTAGTGATACAATTCCGCGAGCTGTATCCCGACAAACCTGAGGCCAGCGTACGGCTTTATCCCGCGCTGGAAATAATCAGGCAGGCCGGCGCCGTTTCCATCGACCTCTGCGAAGATGGTGCCGTACTTCTCGGGAAACAGGAATTTAGAAAGCTTGCTCACATTGCCGATGATGCGTCGATCGGCAGCGGCCGCCTAGTGTTGCCTTTTGCAGAAGGCGCGCCCGTGTACCTCGTCCGCGAATGAAGAAAGCAGCGAGTGTTACCTTTTCGGCAAGCTGCCCGAAGTGCGGCGGGCTCATGACTGTAAGGCTTGGCAAAAAAGCGGCGGCGGCGACGATGCTGCGCGCGCTCACCGTTCAACACCAAAAAGAGCACGCGGCATGTATTTCGGGTTTCCTGGTGCTTCCGATGCTCTCCGATTTGCGGTAGCATTTTCTGGTGAGAGGAATTCGCAACAATGTACGCATGGATCTATGGGCTGCTGACCGGCGCCCTGCTGTGCCTCGGCGGCGCTGGTACCGCGGTTTACTACGCTGCTCGCTCGGTGCTGCGTCACTGGCCGCGATAGCATTCGCGACGACGCCGGCGGGTGAGCTGTTCATGTTGCGCCACAATTTTCTATCCGGCTTTGGCGACCTGGCCCTTATCGCGGTCGCGACTGCACTCGCTGTGGGGTTTGAGAAGTGAGCCTAACGGATTCCAAGCGTAACGCCTGGCGCCGCTGCTGGTGGCTACAACCGCAGTTGTTGAGCGTTTTGTATCTAGCGGCGCAAGCCTACCGCATGATCGCGCGCGCTGGCCGGCCAGGCGGCGGGGTTGCCTATGCCGGCGAGCAACGGCTCGGTGTGCCGCACGTCGTCGTATTCGTCGGCACTGATCGCGAGGCCTGGCGCATCTCGCAACGCGCTATCGAGGAATGGCAGCGGCCGGCGTAGGATTTGGCCGCCGGTGCGCGCCTGGCGCCCGGTGAGCTGCTCAGATAGGCAGAGCAGGCACGGTGTCGCCCGCTCGAACTCGATCGCATGACGGCCGCACATTTCGCGCCGCGGGCTCATCGGGATACCGCCAGCCAAATTAATTCATATACAGCCATCGCCGCCAAGCACAGGAAAGCGATTCTCGGTTTTTCCATGTCCGATCGTACAGGGCCAATGTGCGCGCGCCAATAGAGCGCGAGTACCGTTTTACGCTCGGGCCTTCGCCTTAGATCGGCCGGGCGCAACGTGTGCCTGCTAATAGATTGGCAGTACCGTTTTAGGCTCGGGCATTCGCCTTACGTCACTTAGGGCTCGGAAGGCTGCCAGCTCGCATGGATTTTGTTTCGCGAGCTTGGCCAAGGCCCGCTGGCGGCCGCGGATCCGGATGAAAGTTTGCGACCGCCGCCTCTAACACTCGCACGCGAGAATACAGCGCGCGTATCGTGCGCTGGTCGGCGGCAAGCAACTCAGCCAGGCTCACTACTTGTTTGGCGAGCGAGGCGCCGGCGGCCGGCAGCTCATCGCGCATCACAAACCCGGCGGCGCGTAATGTGCCTATCTGCGTCGTCGATCCGGTTTTAGTTTCGGCAGCGACAAGTTTCCGAACCAGCTTTTCGAGTTTGATCCTTAGCGGTCCGAATGCCGAGCCGTGCCGCCCGTATTCGTTCTTGCAAGCGGTCGTACAAAACATGCGGTTCGGTTTAGTGACTGGAAATTTTTTATCGCAATTCCGGCAGCATTTCCGCTTGTACCGGATCGGTTCGGGCGGCGCTGTGACGGCCTGTGGCGATTCGAGGGATACGTTCATACACCGAGCGTACCATGTGCCGCTTGCGGCACGCTCTAAGCCGGCGCGCGGGGATTTAATTCGGCTCAGTGAGCCTCAAAATCAGGAAAGTTTAGGCGGGCCGCCGGCCTCAGTGATCGTATCGCGCATTTCCTGAAGCAACTTTACAACTTTCATACCGAGGCCGTTCCCGGTGAAAGTCGCGCGGAGCTCGGCCTCGGTGTGCGTCGCCGCGAACAGCTCAGTAACTCGCGCGACGATTCGCTCATCGCTCACGCGAATCGCAGCGGTCGCCTGGTGGATCTTCCACCTGGTTTGATCGGCCTGGTGCCGCACTTCGCCATTCACGCCGAAGTATCGAAGCATGAGCATTCCGCCGTACTCTTGACCCTGGATTGCCGCGGCCTTAAATTCGTTTGGGTGTGTCTCGCGCAAGTGCGTCGATAGCCTCATCACAAAACGAGCAGTGCGCGCGTCGGGTGTATCGCCTAGATCCACACCTGGCGGCGGCGTGAATCGCCGGTTACATAAGCGGCAATTGATCGGCACGACGATTTCGGAAACTGCAGCCGGCGAGCTCATCTAAAAACCGCCATCGCTTGCGCGACCATTCGGGGCCGCCGATGCCGGCAGGCCTGGCGCGGGCTGCTGAATGTCGCCGGCGGTTTCCTCATCCTCACTAAACTCGCTCGGCTCGCTTGACAAGAATTGCGCGATGAATTGCAAAACCTGTTCTTTCGGTGCGAGCTGCGCGAGCTGGCCGCGGAGCAGCTCGGTCGGCGCCTCAGTCTTACGCAGCTCGATCACATCGGCAATTGTTTGCGGGTGGAGCTGCTTTAGTCCATCGTAGGCCCGGCGGCCGTATTCTTGTATGAACCAATCGCGGAACTCCATGCCGGTAACGCCTCGTACAAAATAGTTTGAGAGAAACGGCGTGACCTCATCGAACATCGGGCCGAATTGTTCACTGATATTCGCGATCATCTCTTGAATCTCCTCGGGGGTTTCTTGCTCTGCTGCTGCTGTTGCACTCGTCGGTAACGCGCCGGCGCCGTTGGCGACCTCGGCTGTGCGGCGTGCCGGCTGCTTGACACCGCTACGCATCGCGATCGCCTGCATCACGGGGCCTGCGGCCTCGATTAGTTTTTCGCCAATTCGTACGCCGACCTCCGGCCACTCAATTTTTCCGTCGGTTGTCACCTTGCCGCCGCGGCCGAAAATCGTACCGAGTACATCTTTTGCCTCGGCGAGCTCTCTTAACTCCGCGAGCAGTGAGCGCGGCGCCGCGACCGTTCCTTTATTCGCCTCGGTGAGTTTTAACAGCAACTCGTTTTGGAAGCGGCGCGATTCGATGAGCTCGGCGCGCAAATGATCGTCGCCGCCGCCGCCATTTTTACTTTCAAGTAGCTTCAGTACGATCGCCTCTAGGCCGGCGCTGGTTTTCGGCTGCTCGCGTTGAATCGCCTGCACGACCTCGGCCGCGATCGTCGAGGCCTCATCTTTACGCGCACCGGGTAGCAACTCGCGCACCAAGGCGATAACTTTATCCTCGCCGGCGGCTGCCGGTGCGCCCTGCGCGGCTGCCTGTTCCGCGGCGGCCTCTTGTCTTGCGAGGGCCTGCAGCTTCGGTTTCGCCCATGCCCACTCTTTATTATTGTCGCTGTCGAGCCATTCGCCGAAAGGAATCCGCGGCGGAAAGTCGTAATTCAAAATCTTAAAATACTCCTGCCGTATGTTCGTCGTTAACCTGGTCGTCGGATTGTAGCGGACCAGGGTAAGTTTATAGCCGCCGCTGCCGCCATAAGAGGCGCGCATGATTTCGTCAGGATCCGTCGGCCTGGTGAACTTTTGTATGTTGAAATCGTTCCCAGTGCGCCCGCGGTCGATCACCGGCGCGGTGCGGAACAAGTACATGAACAGGCCGCCCTTTTCCCAATCGAGCGGATCGTATGCGCGTTGCAGTGCGAAAATATCCAAGTGGCTGTTGTCGCTGTCGAGCTCGGCACCAGTCCGTACAGCGGCCTCTAACTCGGGCGACGTTTCACCAGGCGCGGCATAATTCGTGTTGGTGCGCGGCCGGCCTCGGCCTCGCTTTGGTGCGGCAGCCTCGGACGGTTCCTCGATCGGTGTAGTTTTTGTGCGTGCCATTTTTCCGGAGCTCTCCTGTCTGTTTGCCTGGAATCGTACCGCAAAACAGCGGCGTTTTCAATTCGGCTCAATATCTTAGTGCCACTAACCCCCTACTTGCGCGCCAAAATCGGGATGGTGTATGCTCAGCCTTAATCTGGAGAAATGTTGCAAGACATCGAACCAACTGCCGGCAATCGGCTCTATGACGTGAGCGCACCAGCGGCCACGGCGCCGGCCGATAGTGCGCCCGCGCGGCGCCTGGCGATCGTGCCGAAGGATCCACAGAGCACGAAACCGCCGGTAGCTGGCGCGCGCATGGAGCGGCGCACCGTTCCCGATGATGACGACCAGGCGACGGCCGAAACCATATCAATGATGTGCGACTACATCCGGGCCGGCGTAAAGGATCCGCTCTGCGTCGCGTGGGCCGAGTGGGCTCTCGATTGTTTCGGTATGGGCGTTGATGACGCCCGCGCGAAATTTTGGGCCGTGTTCTGGTGTTTGAAACATGCGGTGAAGTACCGACGCGATGAGCCCGAGCTGTTCCGAATCGGCGAACGCAGTGCGCGTGATTTGCTAACCGCGCCGAGTGTGTTAGTGCGGCAAGCGGCGCCGGCCGAGGATTGCGACGGTTTTACGATGCTCGCATGCACACTGCTGCAGATCCTCGGTGTGCCGGCATTCATTGTCACGGCGAAAGTGGATCCGGGTGAGCCTGGCCGCTGGTCACATGTATTCGCGATGGCCGATGTTGCCGGTGTCGGATTGTGTTCGCTGGATGGTTCGCACGGCAAGGCGCCCGGCTGGATGGTTCCGCGATCGCACATTTTCGGTTACCAGGTTTGGGATCTTAATGGCCGCCCGATTCATAAAAAATTGCCCGTCGTGCAGCCGCGGCTGCAGGGTTACGAATATCGGCCGCGAGGCATGGGCGCGCAGCCTGGTGCGGTTCGCCGGCGCCGCGGCGTGGGCGATACCTGCGCGGTGGATCCTACGACGGGCGTACTGTCGGATCTCACGACGGGCCTACCGTGCGGAACGAGCACCGGCCCGCTTTCTGCGCTGCCATCATCGGGCGTTTGCGTCAATGGTTTTGATACCGGCTCTGGCGATCCGTGCCTCGCGCCGACGGGCCCGCCAGCCGTAATCACTCCGATCGCCGGCACGCCAGCACCGAATCCGGCGAATGTTCCGACTGCAACGCCGAGCACACTACAGTCTATTATCAATAATCTTTTTGGTGCGGGCACCAAGATCGCCACCATCGCGACGGCGCCGGCCGGATCCACTATTTCGCCGACGGGCGCCGTCACGATCGGCGGCGCGCCGCTCATGGCTTCACTCGGGAATCTGCTGCCCTGGCTGCTGGTTGGCGGAGTGATTCTTTTTGCCGTGAATGCGGCGAGCAGCGCACCAAGTCGAGGGCGGCACTAGTGTACGTCAGCTCCGCAAATGCGCTGCCGATGTTACCGCGCGTGCGGAATCTGCAGCGGCCGGCCCGGCCCCGGCTGCAACTTATCAAACCGTCAACACTAGCAACACGGCGCAGCGTGCCGTCGTTTTCGGCCGGGCGGCGGCACGTGGGGTGGCAGCCGCTACTAGTA